TAATAGTCGTAACCTCTGCTTGAAGGTTCGTTCAGAATCAGTAGGGTAAGTATGCGATGTTTCCAGAATCTCCCACTTCAAGCATTAAACCGTAGGTTTAGCTAAGTGGGAGTAGTTCAAATTCATACATATTAAAAGGGGGATGCTATCAATGCCGAGATATAGAAGATGTAGGCAACCTAACTGTCATGCAATGGTACAGTTCCCTAATCATTATTGCACTCGGCACTTTGAGCATGAGGCAGAGTATTTAGCCAATCGTCAACGATGGGCACGTAAGCATAGAGAACAGTACCAACACAAAGAGCGACACTATAACCATCGCTATAATACAGTTACTCGTAATCGTAATGATAATAGAAGTGAACAGTATAAGTTCTATCGGAGTAAGCAGTGGGTTGATTTAAGACAAGCAACACTTAATCGTGATCACTACTTATGTCAGTATTGCAAAGCTTATGGTAAGCTGACGCCAAACAGTAAGACTGTGGATCATATAGTTCCTATAGCATATGACAGTACTATTAGAGCTGATCAAGGGAACCTGGCGACTATCTGTCGAGAGTGTCACCGATTAAAAACACAGTGGGAACAATATTATTATGGAACTGCTCAAAACATAGCTAAAAAGGATGTCACTGAAATCCACGACATCCACCGGATAGTAATTTTAATGCACCAGAAATAAAAACATCCCCCCGGTGGGGTAGCTTAGAAGAGAGCGGCACACAATGTCGTCGTTTTTTACGCAGACGATATTTTTGGATTTTTTACCCCAGGGGGGCTAAAAGGAATGAAAGGAGGCTCAAATTGTGGTGAAAAAGGTCTATTATCAGCAGAACAACGGGCATTTGCCGCCTAAACCACCGCATTATTTGGGCACTCTAGCGAGCTCGTGTTGGCGTAAAATCGTGCCTTTTTTAGAAAGCACGGGACGAGTTCAACGAATTGATGTTGGACTTGTTGAACAATATTGTGCTAACTATGAGATTTATCGCAATGCATATCAAGATATTAACGAAAATGGAATTCAAGTGAAGATATTTCATTCATTGCAGGATTCAACTGGAAAAATCATCGGTAAAGACTTTGTAGGTTTTCGTAAGAATCCGGCAGTAGCAACAATGAAAGATGCAATTAATCAACTTAATTCAATTGGTATTCAACTCGGCTTATCACCAAAGAGTCGACAAGAATTAATGCAGATTGCTAGTCATAAGAAAGAGAAGTCAATGGCAGAACAGCTTAAGGAGGCAGGACTTGTATGATTGATTTAACGCAGAGTCATGATGTGCTTGGCGCATATCACAGTATTGATTTTAATGGTATTCGTAAAAAATATGCTGACCCAGCCACTGAATATGCCTTTAATGTTCTTGATGAAAAAGTAATGACTGGTTACTTGATGAAGCTAGCTTGTTTTCGACACCTTCGGGATTTACAACGAGTAGAGAATGAAGAATTTGAGTTCTACTATGATGTTAATGAGGTAGATAAGATCTTAAAGTTCGCTGCTATTGCTCCTAATGTTGATACAGGTAAGCCAACAAAGCTAATGGATTGGCAAAAGTTTATCTTTGCAATGCTATTCGGCTGGCGTGATGGCTTAGGAACAAAACGATTTACACGGGTAGTTTTATCGGTGGCTCGTGGTCAAGGTAAATCTTACCTAATGGCTATTTACATGTCTTACTCATTCTTAATTGAATCGATGGGATTATCTAACCAAGATTTTCTGGTAACTGCTGAAAACTATGATCAGACCGGGAAACTATATGGGTACATTGCTAACATGCTTAAAAGTATTATTGATCAGCAACCAGTTTTTAAGAAACTTGCTGAAGAAGATGATCTGGTTATTCATGAACATACTGGAATCTCAATGCGAAAATTCAATAACAATCTTAGACCGCTATCATTTAATGCCGGTAAGTATGACTCTTATCACTTTACAACAGCGGTTTTTGATGAGGTGGGGAATATTAAGACCCGGGAAGGAACTAAAAAGATTGTTTCCGGACAAGTTAAGGTTCCTAACCATCAATATATTGAAATCTCAACCTCTTATCCAGATCCCTCGGTTCCGTTTCATGATGAGCAGAAAATGATTCAGCAGGCGATGGAACAGGATTTCAGCCGAGAAGCCGATCGAACACTTGGCCTTATTTGGGCGCAGGATAGTTTAGACGAGACTTTTAAAGAAGATACATGGATTAAGTCTAACCCTTTGCTGGGCTTACCTAGTCAACATGATGTTCTATTAGATGGTCTTCGTGATAAACGTGATGCTGATATGCTTGCGGGGACAGTTGACGACTTTCAGAACAAGAACCTTAATCTTTGGCTTCAAGAAGCTACCAATAGCTATTTGAAGCTGTCAGACATTGAACGAGCAATTATTCCCAGTTTTGATATTCGTGGTCGTGACGTTTATATCGGTTTTGACTACTCAATGTTTAGCGATAATACTGCAATTGCTTTTGTCTATCCTTACCAAGACGAGAATGGTAATCAGAAATGGCACATTGAGCAACATAGTTTCATTCCTTGGGAAAAAGCAGGCTCAATTCAAGCTAAGGAAAAGCAAGATGGGATTGAATATCGTGAATTAGCTAGGAAAGGCTATTGTACAATTACCAGTCACCCACAAGGACTGATTAATGATGATCAAGTTTACAACTGGTTATTGACCTATGTTGAAGAGAATAATCTAAATGTAATTTTCTTTGGCTATGATGCTTGGGGTGCAACAAATGCTATTAAGCAAATGGATATTAATACTGATTATCCACTAGAGACTATTCGGCAACGAACAAGTGAATTAAAAGATCCAACAAAGTTCTTGCAGAAATTATTTGTTGAAGGTAATTGTAGTCGATTAAACGACAAAATCATGGAGAAAGCTCTAATTAATGCTGAAATCTATGAAGATAAAATTGGTATCCAAGTTGACAAGGCAAAGGCAACTCTCAAAATCGATGTAGTCGATGCAATTATTGACGCATTATACCAAGGGATGTATCACTTTGAGGACTTTGGAATTGCTAACGATAAGTCAAAGCAGGTTGACCGGATGACAGCCGAACAAGTTAAAGCATGGTTTGAAAATAAGGATAGTGGTTTACTTGATAACTGATTTTTTTAAGCTTATTTGGAAGTATTTTGATGTTTTGTGTTTTTTAGCAGCAATCATTTTCGCTGTGTGGGGCTGTTTCTTGTTAAGTTTTACAGCGGGAATTTTTAGTATTGCGGTTAGCTTGGTCATTATTGGTTATCTATCGGAGAAGATAGCTAACCTTCAATGAAAGGAGGTGAATGCTATTGCCGTTATTTAATCAGAAAGTTAGCCCAGGATTGGCAATTAGTGACGATACTGATATTCTGCATTTTCTTAATGTAGATGGGGCTAATAAGTATGTTGATGCTAGAACCGCGCTCCGGAATTCTGATATCTATTCCATTGTGTTTCAACTAAGTGCTGATCTTGCTAACGGTAAGTTATTGGCAAATATGCCACGTGCCCAGGGTATTCTAAGGAACCCAACTCAGACAAGTAATGCACATGCATTTTGGCAATCAATGTATGCGCAATTACTTTTAGGCGGCGAGTGTTTTGCTTATCGTTGGCGCAATCAAAATGGAATCGACATGACATGGGAGTACCTGCGACCTTCGCAAGTTACTCCTTTTTTACTAGAGGACGGATCCGGGCTGATTTACAACATCAATTTTGATGAACCAGAAATTGGTGTTATGGAGTCTGTGCCGCAATCAAACCTCATCCATATCCGTTTGTTGTCACAAAATGGTGGTAAGACAGGAATTAGTCCCTTGTCAGCGTTGGCTAATGAGTTACAGATTAAGGATCAGTCCAATAAGCTGACATTAAGCGCACTTGGACGTTCTATCATTGCGCCAGGAGTTTTACGTATTCAGCACGGTGGTTTACTTAGCGATGAGGAGAAGGCTTCTCGCTCTCGGCAATTTATGAAACAGACTACTGCTTCTAACAATGGACCAATTGTATTAGATGACTTAGAAGAGTACACGCCACTAGAAGTTAAGTCGAATGTGGCTCAACTACTAAACCAAGTAACGTGGACTTCTGCTCAAATTGCTAAGGTCTATGGTGTTTCAGACTCTATCATCAACGGCCAAGGGGATCAGCAATCATCTATTCAGATGATGGGTAATGCTTACGTTAAATCATTATCTCGGTATGCTAAAGCAATCACCGGAGAATTAAATAATAAGCTTAATGCCAACATCACTTTGGACTTGCGGTCTGCAATTGATCCACTAGGCGATGAGTATGCTTCTACAATTGCTAACTTACAAAAGAACGGAACGCTAGGTGCTAATCAAGCCACGTGGTTGCTTCAACAAGCAAATTATCTTCCAGATGATATGCCTGAAAAAGAAAAAGCAACTACTCAAGTGCAACCAGTTGGTTCTGATAATCAATTGAAGGGAGGTGAAGAAGATGACAATGAAGACAGTGAAAATCACAGGTGACATTGTGGATAATAATACGGCTAGGTTTTATCAATGGTTTGGCATGGATGCTACTTCACCAGCGGCAATTGATGAAGTCTTAAATAATGGTAATACAGACCCGGTAGAGGTAATTATTAACTCTGGCGGTGGGGATGTCTTTGCCGGTAGTGAGATTTATTCCATGCTTCGAAACTATGCAGGAGATGTAACAGTCAATATTATGGGGATTGCCGCATCTGCTGCTAGTGTAATCGCAATGGCCGGAAATACTGTTAATATGTCTCCAACTGCTCAGATGATGATTCATAAAGCCTGGTCATATCAAGAAGGGAATGCTGATGATCATAATCATGAGTCACAGGTATTAGCTTCAATTGATAGTTCCCTTGTTAATGCTTATGTAGATAAAACGGGGATTGATCGGAATGATATTCTCCAGATGATGCAAAATGAAACCTGGATGACAGCACAGGATGCCGTAGACAAGGGCTTTGCTGATAAGATTATGTTCCAGGATGACAAGCAACTACAAATTGCTAATTCTCTTGGCCACACACTTCCTAAAAAAGACGCGGTTAAGAAATTTATGACAATGATTGCTGAGTTCAAAGATTCAGAGAAGCCTACGCCAGCAATCAAGAATCAAATTAAAGATAATGAAGAAAAGTCAACTCCTAGTCTAAGAGATCAGAAGTTGGCTATTTTATTTGGAAAGGATGATAACCATCATGAATATTAATCAACTTAATGATGCTTGGATTGCAAAAGGTCAAGCAGTATCAGACTTAAACGCTGAGCTAAATGCGGCAGTTCTTGATGATAATTTTGCCAAGGATAAGTTTGCAGAATTAAAGGCTAAGCGTGACAACCTGGCTGCTCAACGTGATGCTATTAAGGGGCAACTTGATGAAGCGCGGGCTGCCGAAGCTCTTCGGATGAGCAATGATAATAAGAAACCATTGAGCAAGGAAGAAAATAATCTTAAGAATAAGTTTGTCAATAATGTTAAGGCAATGCTCCGCGGCCGTTTTGACGCTATTTCTTCCGATGCCACAATTGACGATAATGGGAACGGTGGCTTTGGCTTAACTATTCCGCAAGATATTCAAACAGCGATTCATGCTCTTATTCGTTCCTTTGCTACCTTGCAAAACTATGTAAATGTTGAACATGTTGCGACTAACCGTGGTTCTCGTGTGTATGAGAACGAGAATGACATTAAACCAATGGTCAAAATGGACGAGGGGGCAACAATCCCTGGTGCTGATGTAGCTAAGTTGCATATCATTAAGTATCTTATCAGTGATTACGGTGCTCTATATACATTAACTAATGATTTGCTTAACGATACTGCAGAAAACTTATTATCATACTTAACTACTCAGATTGCCAAGAAAGACGCTCTGACTCGTAATCTTGCAATTATTGATGTAATGAACAAGGCACCTAAGAAGCCAACAATTACGAAGTTTGATGACATTAAGGATTTATCTAATAACACCCTTGATCCATTAATTGAAAATACCTCTATTTTCTTAACTAACCAATCTGGTTATAATGTCTTGTCAAAGGTAAAAGATGCAGAAGGCCGTTACTTAATTCAACCTGACCCAACACAACCTGACCGCTACCTACTTGACGGTAAGTTAGTTGTTCGAGTCGCTGATAAGTGGTTGCAAGACATTAACGGTTCGCACCCACTGTACTTTGGGGATTTCAATCAAGCTATTACCCTGTTCGACCGTCAAGATATGCAAATCTTGGCTACAAACATTGGTGGTGGTGCATATGAAACTAACACTTACAAGGTTCGGGTTATTGATCGTTTTGATGTTCAAGCAACTGATACAGGCGCTATGGCGGTTGGTTCCTTTAAGACAGTTGCCAACCAGCAAGCAACCACTCCAGAAGATTCTGGTAAGACTGCCTAATTGAAAGTGAGTGATCATCATGAGTGATGAAACACCCAGCCTTGATAAGCTGGTGCCACGAGTACGTGAAATGCTCTATCTTGATGACGATAGCGATGACCAGTTACTAAACTCATACGTCAAAGCGGCAACCTCCTTTATCCATAATGCGATTGGTGAAGACGTTAACGGCTTTTATGATGATTCACGAGTAGTGTCGTTAGTTGATATTGCTGTTATGTCATTAGCGGGAACTTACTACCAAAATAGATTAGCTTTATCTGACGTACAAACATATACGGTTGATTTAACTGTAAATAGCATTATTGGTCAATTACGTGGCTTATATAATACTTTTGCTGAAAAAGGGGATGACGATAATGGCGAGAAGTAGTTATCGTTATCCTCTTTATCGTATGCGTCATAAAGCTCAATTTGGTTCTATTAAAAGTCATCAGAATAAGATGGGTGTTAATGTCTCTAGCTTTGTTAATGAATTTACTCTCCACTATGCCAAAATTAATTTGAGCATCTCACAACGATATAGTGCAACGGGTTCAACTTTAGAGCATTCAACCATCATTGCCATTCGCCACAACGACAAAGTTAAAGAGCCAATGTTAGTGAAATTAGCTGATGGCGTTCTTTATACCATCACAAACATTTCAGCTAATAATGATAACTATCTTTCTTATGACTTAATTACTTTAGAGAAACATATGAAAGGTGGCGGTGGCGCTAATGGTAGAAATGGATGAATTTCTTGAAAATTGGCTAAAAAAAGTTAAGGCAATTAGTACAGATTTAACGCCAAAGGAGCAAGAAAAAATTACTGCAGAAGGCGGGAAAGTTTTTAAAGAGAAATTAACTCAGACTACTCGGCAAAAGCACTATTCAAATCATGACGACAAAAAATATGGTCATGCAGCTGACCATATATCAATTATGAACTCTGATGTTGATGGTGACCACAATGGAGCTGTTACTGTTGGATGGGATAATCGTTACCATGCAATGAATATGATGCGTTTGAATGACGGCTACAAAGGATATACTGCTGACCACTTCGTCACTAATCTTGTTCAAGATAGTGGTATTTCTAATGAAGTACTTAGGGCTGAATCAGAAGCTTATCAACAATTATTAGATAAGAATGGCGGTGATGATTAATGTTGGCCATTTTACGTGCTCAACAATTAATGCAGAACATGAAAGATAGTCTGCTGGATGAAGTGTACACGAACAATTTACCAATAGAAGAAGTCGATGACACAACCCGTTCAGTTGCCTTAATCACTGATGTTCGGTCTGATTTAGCACTACCAGGTAATGATGATTTTCATGCACAAAATAAAGAAATTGAAGTACAAATTTATTACAAACTTGATGGGGATGATCCTGACAGGTTTGAAACCAGATTAAAGCATTTATTTATAAATAATGGGTGGGTAATGACTGATAATCGTGGACATACTGTTGATCCAGAGACGCAACAATTAACAGTCACATTTTATTTCACTTATTTTGAAATCGAAAACTAAGAAAGAAGGAATAATTAATGCTATTACATGGTATTTCCACTGCATGGATTGCAGTTAAAAGCCAAGATGGCAAAACCCTAGCCAAAGGTGATACAGGTTTATCACAAAATGGGTTACTAGAATTAGACCATTCAGTCCTTGGGGTAGCTAGTGCTGAACTAAAAGGACTAGATGGTTCTAAGCTTGAAAAGATTTCGGGCAATAACTCTATCCAATTCTCATATGCCGATCCGCTTAACCCAACTTGTTCGCTTACGGTCAATAGTTTATCCATGGATGTTTTAGCTAAGATCGTAGGGATGGAAAAACAAGGTGGAGGTTGGCAAATGAAAGATAATAAGCCAACTACGGCTTTAATTGTTAAAGCACCATCGTTGGTTTCAGATGCGTTTGTTTACTTCTGCTTCCCATCAGGTAACTTCTTAATGGGTGATAAGAAGCTGGATTCTGATAGTGATTCCAAGAAGACACCAGTAACAGATGCTCTTTCCTTTGCAGCAGTTGATGATCCAAACATTAATGATATGTACCGAATTTACAGTACTGTTGATTCGGATTGGAAAGATGAACAAACAATGTTCAAGGAATTGTTCCCAGACTATAGTGCAACTACAACCCCTGCTGTTTAGATAATAAAAATATAAGTCGCCAATGAAAATCACAATACATAAAAATAAGCGTACGAAAGCGTTAAAAATTAAACGTAATCGTACGCTTTTAATATGGGCGGCTATTAGAAAGGAAAAATGTTATGCAAATCTATGTTAAACAACTAAAGCGAAAGTTTAATGTGCCAACCTCCCATAAGAATATGCGTCGTGTTCTTGTTATGCAGAAGTTCTTTGCATCAATGAACAATGTTAAAGGAAAAACTGCTGAACAAATTTTTGATCTTCAAATTAAGGCAATGGATGAAGCGGATAAGTTCTTAAAGGTTGTCTTAAATCTGAAAGACAAGGAGATCGATCGTTTAGACAGTGAAGTTAACGAAGAAGGCAATGATGCCACTGTTGATGTTGTTAATTATGTATGTCAACGGTTAATGGGTCAGACCGATAAGCAAATTACCGAAGAAAAGAAGCAGGTCCGTGAAAACCCAAAAAAGTAAATTGGAAAAAGCATGAATGGGAGTTACAAAATCAAATAGAAGATTTTGACCTAAATGCTAAACACGCCATTGAACAGTTTGGTTGGAGTATTGAAGCTTTCGATAATGCTGACTACTATCGGTATAACGAAATTATGAAGGCAAAGGAATATAAAGAACGACCAGCAGATCCATTAACGGCAATTGCAGGAATTCGAATTGCTCAAGCAGAAAGGAAAGGAGGCGTAAAGCGTGGCTAAAGTTAGTAATGTGATGGCGACCAAGGTTGCTCTCGATATGGTTGAGGCAAGTAGTGCCGTTAAAAATCTAACCACTTTGGTTAACAGTCATACTCAGGCATGGAAAGCTCAAACTGCTGCTTTACGTTCAGCGGGTGACTACGTTGGGGCGGCTAAAGCTAAATATGAAGGTTTAGGTAATGCTATCAGCGCTCAACGAGAAAAGATTGAAGCACTAGAACGTAAGCAGTCAGAAATGAATAATATTGATAAAAAGACCGCAGATCAGTACATGGAACTACGATCTAAACTTAACCAATATCGTTCAGAAATGGATAAACTTGATACTTCAACTGCTAAAGGAGAGTCACGTTCTAAAGAGCTTGCTGAGCAAATTGCAAAAACTAAAGAGCAATTAAATGGGTTAGACACTGGTACAGTTAAATCTGCTGAACAATTCCTTAGATACGGCCAGCAGGTTGACCGTGCTAAAGCAAAGCTAGCTAGCCTAGAAGCGCAACAACAAAGAGCTGCTCAACAGATTGATGTTGAAAACAGTGGTGTAATTCGCTTAACTGCTTCAATGCGGACACAGGCCGCATTAGCTACGGCTACCGCTGAACGTCTCCGCTCAGAAGGTAATAGTTACCAAGCAATGGGGGTTGAAGTAAACGGATTACGTGCCAAGCTTGATAGTTTACGTCAGATTCAATCGCGAGAAGCAGAATTATTAGCAAGTACTAAAGCAAGATCCGGTGAAACATCTGAAGCCTATATGAGACAAGCAACTCGGGTAGAGGAATTAGGAACCAAAATTCAAGAAACTCGTTCAAAACTTAATGAATTAAATGAGACAATGAGTAAAACGCCCCATGGTTGGTTAGCTGGAGTATCTGCTCGTTTAGATAATATTCAAGGCAAAGCAGATAGAGTTTCCACTACCTTTGGTCGTATTTTCGGTGCAACTGCAGCTGCTAATATGTTTACTGGTGCTTTGGGATCTGTTCAAGCACGTCTTGGTGACTTGGTCAAAGCTGGAGTTGATTATGACGTTGAGCAAAATAAGATGGTGGCCACTTGGACTACTCTTACTGACTCCGCTAAAAAAGCTGGTCCATTAGTTGACTCTATTAACAATATGTCAAAGGCTACTGGTCAGAATGTTGATATTGTTAATGAACTTGAGCAAGGCTTCTATCACTTGAATTCTAGTAAAAAGCAAGCTGATGGAATGACAAGCTCATTGCTTAATATGGCTGATGCAGTTGGGCTAAATGGTGATCAAATAAAAGCCGTTGAACAAGATATGGTTCATGGAATGGCAACAGGTAAGATCACTCAGGGAGAGTTAAACCAAATCAGTTCATATTTCCCAATGATTGATGACGCAATGGCCAAACACTTTAATACAACTGTTGCTGGGATGCTTCAAATGGCATCTGCTGGTAAGATTAGCGCCAAAGATTTACAAGAAGTTTTTGAGCAGTTAGGGAATGGAAAGTATAAGGAAGCTGCCGAAAATATGATGAATTCATATTTTGGGGTTTTCCGGACAATCCAGTCTAGGGCACCTCAACTAGTTGGAGATATCACCAAACCATTTATGAATATCAGTAATCCTTTCCTTAAATCTGTGCGAAACTGGGTTAATGATAAATCTACAGACGCTGAGTTTACTAAGCTTGGGAATCAAATGGCCCGCTCCATGAATCAGATTATTAGTGCGTTCGGAGGTACTAATGTTAGTGCAACCAAATTGATGGATAACGCTATTCGTGGTTTAACCGCTGGTGTACAAAAGTTTGGGGATATTGTTTCAAGTCACCATACTCAAATTGCCAATTTCTTTAGTGCATTTAAGACTGGTTCGGCAGCACAAGCTAAGATTTTTGCATCTGTTTTTATGGACTTATCAAAAGTTATGCTTCCAGTCCTTGATACAATGGCGAAATTTCCTAAAACTAGTGCTGCTTTAATTACAAGCTTTCTTCTAGCTTCAAGAGCAATTAAAACTCTTCAAGCTGGCATTAAGGGACTAGAAACTATTAAGACGGTAAGTGGAGTAATCGGGACATTTGGTCAAAAGATTAAAAGTATTCCTAACAGAAAAATTACTAAGATACAAGTTGATGGAGCACAATCAACACGTGATTTACAATCCTACAGTAATCGCTTAGAACGAATCCCTAAAACGAAGCGCACAGTGGTATCTGCTTCTACTACCCAAGCTAATAGAAATTTAGGTGCAGTTCAGAGGCAAGCTCAACGTGTCCCTAGAGCAATTAGCGTTCGTGCTACTGCTAATACTGCACAGGCTGTTACTAGCATTGCACGTGTTGGTACCACGTCTCAAACAGCAGCCACTCTCTCAAGAACTTCATTTACATTAATCGGGACCTCAGCAAAAATTGCTTCAACTGGATTAAGCCTCATCGGTGGACCCGCTGGAGCAATTATGCTAGTTATTCAAGGATTTCAATTACTTTATCAGCACTCGGCTAAATTCCGTAAATTTGTTGATGGAATTGCCAATACTGCAAAATCAATGGCCGGTAAAGTTGGCCGTTGGTTTGGTAATATGGCTACTTCTGCTGGTAAGCATATCAATAGAATGGCACAATCTGCTAAGCGCGGTTGGAAGAATATTAATCGTACTTCTCAGCAGTCAAGCCAACGAGAAATTAGGCTTCACAATCAAATGGCACAACGTAATCAGCGTGCTGCTCAGCAAATGTGGTCTAGGTTGAGTCGATCATGGCTTCAAGGATGGAATCTAAACAATCGATTAACGCGTCAAGGAGTTCAACAACAGATTCAACAGCACAGAACAATGTCTACAAGGATTGCTGTATTTAACACGCAACTGTGGAATCGTTCAAGGCAAGCATTTACTAAAGGCTGGAATGATCTGCGTAATTCGACTAGAAATGGTACGAATAACATTAATAATGAATTTAACCAAATGAAGGTTGCTGTAGGTCAACGAGCTCAGCAAGCAATGAATGACGCTAAGAACCATTTCCAACGAGGATATTCGGATATTAAATCTAATACATCTGGTTGGCGTGGTGACATGGCTAATATTTGGAGCGACACTCGTGGAAAGATTGGTAATATTGCTGATAATTTACGCGGGGATGCAACCAATAAGTTTTCCGATATGCACTCTAAATTGAATGATCTAACTGACAACGGTTTAGGGAAAATGCATGATGCTTGGCATAACCGCTTAGAAGGAATTGCAGAAGTTGTTACCAATTCAGGTGGGCATATCTTTAACCAGTTTAAAAACGTGTTGAATAATCTAGCTAAACCATTTGAGTCCTTAATCAACGGGATTAAAGATGGTGTTAACTGGATTCTTGATCATGTTGGTGGTGATGGGAAACTCGGTAGCTTTTCTTTCCCTGGTTTTGCTAATGGTACTAATGGTCCAATAGAAAGAGATCAATTAGCTTTACTGAATGATGCTCCTGGATCTCATTATCAAGAAATGGTTCATCGTGCTTCAACCGGTGAAACTTTCATGTTGCCGGCTAAACGTAATATGCTTTTCCCTCTACAAAAGGGAGATGAAGTTCTTGACGGTGAGCGTTCTCATAAATTAGCTACGATGATGCAAATGCCAATCCCGCATGCGAATGGTGCAATTGGTGATTTCTTTAGTGGCCTATGGAATGGTGCTAAGGAACTTGAAGATATTGCAGAAGATGCCTTGAAGAATGTTGTTGGCTTTGGTAAATCACTTTTCACTCACTTTGTCGCTAATATAACCCCTAAAAGTACCGATTCGCTTAACAGTGGTTTGAAACTTAATTTACCTGGATTTTATGCCGAACATTTAAAAGAATGGATGAAAAAACAACTGGATGATCTAGGCTCAGATACTCCTAAAAATGGTAACTGGGCTCCAGTTGTTAAAAAGGCATTAAGGAAAAATGGTTTACCTGATAGTGAGGCGTACGTCAATGCATGGCTAAAACAGATTCAGACAGAATCAGGAGGTAATCCCAAAGCAGTCCAAGGAAACATTGGTGATAGGAATAACGCCACTGGAGATTTAGCCAAAGGGTTAGTTCAAACAATTTCAGCCACTTTCAATGCTTATAAATTTCCCGGTCACGGAAACATATTTAATGGGTATGATAATCTGCTTGCTGGTATTGCCTATGCTAAAGCTACGTATGGTGCAAGCGGTATGCTATCTGTTATTGGTCACGGACATGGTTATGCTAATGGTGGTATTGCAACTACTCCATCCATCTTTGGTGAAGCTGGACCGGAAATGGCTATTCCACTAGATACTATGAAGTCAACACGAGCTTGGCAGCTATTGCGTCAAGTAGTTAATTACTATTCTGGTGAGCAAACGACTAACAACAATAAAACTACTCTTGTTGATCTGTCAAAAGTTGAAAAGAAATTTGATACTGTCTTAGCACAGAATGCAGCATTGATTAATGCAATCGAACGCTTAATCGGTGTGACTGATTCGGCTAATAATCCAACTGCTCGTTATCGACGAACGCAACGTGATATTAATTTAGCTCAAGCACAATCGTTAACAGGGATTTAAAAGGAGTGATTATGTGTGTCGGGTAAAGACTTGAATATTGTTGGTTATCAATATAACTATCCAAAGCTTTTTATCAAGCCACCTGATGGGGATGAAATAGATGCAGAAACTATTACATCAGGACTTCATTTTCTTGATGATGATTCAGATCCAATATTAACAACAACATATACTACCGATACTGGTGTTGATGGTTCTGTTTATTCAACATCACAAGTTGGGAAAAATGTAATCAATGCACGTTTCTATTTAACTTATGGTGACTGGTATGATTACAAAATGAAAAAGCATGAAATTGCTCAATTCTTCATGCAAAAAGGACTCTATCGTATTCGCAGTGATGCTGAGCCAGGTATTGTTAAATTTGTACGAGCTGGTAATTTTACGATTAAAAATCCTGAAGATCGTAGTCATGTCGTACAATTTTCAATTCCTTTTGATAATCCTTCTGGTGTTAAGTGGTCTTTGCCTTATAGTGATGACTTGATGAATTACGATCAAAACCTATGGCAATATGGGATGAACCTACCTAATGGGATTGATTTAAAATACCGCTTTGTTAATGAACATCATTTTAAGATTTGGAATGCTAGTGATATTACGATTGATCCAGCACAACGGTATAGTCTTAAAATTATTGTCACAGGGCAGACCGGGAAGTTTGATATGGTTAACCAAACCACAGGTGATGAGATAGTCTACGTTAATAGCTTGCAACCAAATGACCAATTAGTTTGGGATGATATGTATTGCTATGTGAATGGTGAATTATGCACTGATTCTACTAACTTGGCTTGGATGAGGCTGGCTTCCGGATGGAATGAATTTAAGATATACGGCTATAACAAAGTAGATATAAGATTTCATTTTCGCTTTGTTTATCTTAATTAGGGGGTGGGTCAGATGACAATATCTGTTTTAGAAGCATTAGAACAGCATCGTTATGTATATTTTGGCTTTGAATCACACCCCACCGATAAAGACCCTTGGCAGGCAACGCCAATTATGGCTTATTCAGATAATCTAGTCAGTTGGGAAACTATATCACGCCTTGAACAGTTAAATGGTCTGCGTGATGGGTACATGATTAAGATAGAGGATCGTTATTACATCATCGGCACGGGTGCTTTATATGTAACTACCGACTTTTATAGTTTTAAAAAGCTGGATTATCTGAAGGATGACAAGAACTATAAGAATGTGTGGGCACCAGAAATATTTAAAGATACAAATGGAAAGTATCATATTGTTTACTGTGCAGGGGATGCAGAAGCCGGGATCTTAAATGATTACATTGCTGACTTTGATCCGCAAACTAACAAGATTACAAACGAGGGACAAGCTATTACATTTGTTGATGGAGCAATTGATAATAGTTACCGGATTGACCCAGACATCTGCTTAATAGATGGAGTCTACTATCTGACAATTGGCGGTAACTATATATTTAGCTCGAATAATTATCTTGGCCCTTATCAGAAATTTCCCGTTAACTTTGCACCTACACCTCAAAAGTATAGTAATCATAGTAGTGGTATTGCTGGCTGGATTGAAGGGCCTAATATGTTTATTGATGGTAATAGTGTCCGGCTATTTGCAGATCAAACTGAGGGGAATGGACTAGTATTCCGCTCATCTACTATTGATGATATGTTTAATTGGGCTGATACAGAAAAGACTCGAGCAACATTCAAAATGCGGCACGGGTCTATTTTTGTTAATGATAAAATCACTGCTCAGGTTCCAGCTGAGTTTAACCATGCACCAAAGTTTAATCCTCAAATCACAATTCAAGGAATTCATACTACTAAGCCAGTACCGTTAACATGTTTTCTTAAATCATCTTTCCAAGTTCAATATGAGAATAATCAGACCAACCAGTTACAATTCGTGGCATATAATGATGGGTCGCCATCTTTTGCTCTAATTGCTAATGAATCAACTATCGAGTTTAATAACGATCTATATATCATTAAGAATATTGAACAGGATCGGACAGGAACTTCGCTGTATACCGTCACGGCTATGCAATATGTTAATAGTGAGATTGGTCGTGTTTTTCAAAAAAATGTCCGTAGTGGCACATTAACTTATTCTATTGATGAAGTACTAGATTTCTTTTTAAACGACGAAACTGCTAATCCATTTGGCTTTTCATATCATGTGTTTGGAGACTTTTCAAAACAGCAAATCGAAAATCTAGGTGGATGTTCCGGAAAAGATATGATTAGTAAGATTATCTCAACGTGGCCTGGAACAATTGTTAAACCTTTAGGAAAACGAGTAGATGTATATTCATCTGACCAGTTTTTAAGAAATTATCAAAGGCGAGTTGTATATAATCACGATTCAACCAATATGAAGCTGATTGAAGACAGTACAGTTATTGTTAATCAGATCACTTGTGTTGGTGGTTCGTATTCAACTGATGATTCAACTGCTAGTAGTTCAACAAAAGCGACTAGTAGCGGTGGAGCGGTAGTCGAAGATGGTTCTGTTCCTATAGAAAGCGGACAAGATAATACTGCAGCATTTCAAGCTGATGCTAAGAAATATTTGGGTGTTCCGTATGTATGGGGTGGTCACAATAAGGCTAACCCATTTGCGGGAATGGATTGCTCGGGATATGTGTCACAGGTTTATCACGATTTTGGAATTGAAATCCCAGCATATACTGTCGCTATGGAGAATAACTTTCGAGAAATTCCACGATCAGAAATTAAACCAGGTGATGTTGGCTTTTATGGCCCACATGGTAGTACTCACCACATTTGCTTGATTTTAGATAAAAACACGCAGATTTATGAGCCAGAGCCGGGACAGAGTTGTAAGACAGCTACTATCGATAGTTTCCCACCTAATTGGTATGGCCGTAATGATGAAATGCAGGCCAAGATTAGTACTAAAAAAGTCGAAATGGCCCCAACTGAAACTATTAAATTAGTTGCCAATTATAATGGTGGAACATATACGCCAGATACTGATTCCACACAAACTCATTATTACTTTCAGCCGTTTACTTTAACGGATGAGCATTCAAAGGATGAATGGGGATTACACCCCGCTTCATCAATATTGCAAGATGACAGATTTAAGGATGCTAACGCTATGCGAGAATATGCACGTACGCAGTTAGTGTTGGAGCCATCTGTATCAATTGAAATTGTTTTGAACACTAATGAAATGCCAATTCCGGGTGAACAAGTATATTTAACAATTCCAGAAGTAGATGATCGAACTTTGCTAGGCGAGACTGATACTCAGCATGCTTATAACACTAAAGTTACTTTAGTTGGCTATACCTGGTATCCATACAATCCTTCACAAGGAACTGATAATATGTATCAGAATTTGCCAGCAACATTGTTACACTCACAAACGTCATTAACTAAACTTGAACAATTAGCAAATGCTATGTTTGATCGGATCCCACAAGTATTTTATGGGCAACACGATCCATCGGCTAATCAAGCAGTTAAAAATGGTGCAATTTGGGTAAAACCAATTGTTGATCAAACTACTTCTTCAAATAACACTGATAAAGATTTAACGATTGGAGGTGAGACACAGAATGACAGAAAATAATCAGCTCTCAGACGAAGCGAAAAATAATTCAACAGATACTTCATCAACTGATGTTTCCTCAGCGGTGATTGGAAATCATGAAAATGCTGTTGTCCCTCATAAAATTAGCAATCATGACAAATTAGTTCAGACAATGGTCATGGTTGACGGTGAATGGATTAATGTTAATGATACTAATGACCAAGCTAATATGAAGGAAGATATGCATAAGGTCAACAAGAAGGTTGTTGAAGCGCAAAAAGGAATTGTTGAAGCCAAAAACTCAGCCGAATCAGCGGTAAAATATGCTGACTCGGCTGTTAGTGCTTCTAAGGTTAATAGTAACGCAATAGTAGCTCAAAGCTCGGCGATTAGTGAAGCAAAAGCGGCGGCTGATGATGCAGCAAGTAAAGCGCAATTTATAAAGGAAAATGCTAGCAGTGAAGCGGCTGCAATTAGAAATCAGGTTACAGATGTTGCTAACAATGTTTCCTCTGTGAAGGTAGACGTTGCGAGTGCCGCTAGTGACGTTGCTAATCTCAAAGTTGATGTTCAAGCTAATAGTGCTGCGATTATTAAGACTAATGAAGCAGTTAGTGTCCAATCAAAGAGTTCATCAGATGCAATCAATGAGTTGAAGATTGCTAACGGTCAAGTTGAATCAATTGCTAAAGACGCTAAAAATAATGCTACAGTTGCAAAACA